TTGGCTAGATCTAAGTACCAGCAGAGAGTGGAGAAAACAAATACCTTCCAGTGGCGGGAGTGTGTCTGCTACGATCAATATTTCTATCAGGCAAAAATCTGATAATTCAAATATTGACGTTGAGGAGTATGAGATTATTGCCAGCGGCATTGCTTAGAATTTTTAACTAAAGTATAAATAATAAAATACGTTTACAGAGAATAGATATGGCACAGCCAACAAGCAGACAAACTTTTAAAGACTGGGTAATGAGAAAGCTCGGGGCGCCTGTCATTGACATTAATGTTTCTGATGAACAAATAGACGATCGTATTGATGAAGCCGTGGATTTCTGGAGAGACTATCATTATAACGGTAGCCAATTAGTTTATTTAAAACACCAAATTACCGAAGAAGATAAAACTAACGGATACGTAACATTGCCGCCACAATTACTTGGCATATCTGGTATATTTAATATGCAGTCAAGTATATCAACCGGTTCAGGAATCTTTAATGTTCAGTATCAATTCGTATTAAATAATCTTGAAGATATTACAGGTTATAATACTACAAACTATTTTATGGCAATGTCTCACATGGAGTTTTTGCAAGAAATGCTTGTTGGCAAACCCATGGTAAGATATAACAAACATGTAAATAGATTATACCTTGATATTGATAAAGGATCATTGGGAGTAGGCGAATATATTATCATTGAAGCTTACGATGTAATAGATCCATCAACTTACTCTGATGTATGGTCAGATCGTTGGTTACAGAATTATACTGCGGCATTGATTAAAGAGCAGTGGGGTTCAAATTTAACTAAGTTTACTGGAATGTCATTAGTTGGCGGAGTTCAATTTAATGGAGAGCAAATACTTGCTGACGGTAAGGAAGAAAGAAAGTTAATGGAAGAAGATGCCATTAATAATTTACAGCCTCTTTCTTATAACTATATTGGGTAACACATGGCCACTAATGTATTCTTTAACAATTATTCAAGAACATCCGAGCAAGAATTAATTGACGATTTAGTAATTGAATCAATTAAGATATACGGCGTAGATGTAATTTATATTACCAAGTCAATTAAAGGTCGAGATAGTATTTTTAATGAAGATGACTATCCAGAGTATAATGAAACATTTGAATTTGAATCTTATGTTAAAAACATGGACGGATTTGACGGTGATGGAGATTTTCTTTCTAAATTTGGTTTAGAGATAAGAGATCAATTAACACTAACTGTTGCCAATAGAACTTTTGAAAGATATGTTACTCGTGAAGTAACTAGTATTATTCGCCCAAGAGAAGGCGATTTAATTTACTTCCCGATAAACGAAAAGATATTTGAAATAACATATGTTGAACACGAAAGTGTATTTTATCAAATGGGAAAGACCCAAGTATTTGATATGACATGCGAGCTATTAGAATACAGTAATCAAAGATTCAATACTGGTCGTACTGAAATTGATAACTACTTTGAAGCCTACAACACAGACATATATGTTTCAAATACAGCAACACTAAATGCTCTATCTATTGCTGATGATAATGCCCAAAACCTTGACTTCGAATTAACGGCCGACGGTATTCTTGACTTTTCAGAAGTAGATCCATTCAGCGAAAATATACAGATAAGTGACACTTAATGGCTATTGCAAATTATTTTTATAATCAATCTATTCGCAAGTATGTGGCTTTGTTTGGCACGTACTTTAATCAGCTGGAAGTAAGAAGAACTTCAACCGATGGCACATTAAATCAAAGGCAGATTGTTCCTATAGCTTATGCGCCTTATCAAAAAGTATTAGCAAGGCTTGAACAAGATCCTGGACTACAGGCCGGTGCAGCTCAAGATGCGACTGGAAATACAATAGGCGGTAGACCTTATGCAATTGCATTACCACGTATGTCCTTTGAACTAAATACTTTTGAATATGATGCAGAAAGAAAGGTTTCGCCAACAAGAAGAATAAGAAAGACTACTGCTGATGAACAGGGCGGTAATAGAAGATTTGTATATTCTGGGACTCCATATAATATGGGATTCTCATTGTATATCATGGCAAAATATAATGAAGACGCTGTTAAAATATTAGAACAAATATTGCCATTCTTTAATCCAGATTTTACAAGTACAGTGCGAATGATTCCAGAATTGGAACCGCTTGATATACCATTAATATTAAATTCAGTAAACTCAGAAGATATATACGACGGAGACTTTGAAACAAGAAGATCCATATTGTATACATTAGATTTTACAATGAAAGGGTGGTTCTTTGGGCCAGAGAAAGATAAAAAAGTTATCAAATTCATGGATATGCGTTATGCAACTGATACACCAACTGATACTGAGTTTGAAGAATACCAAACAATACAGCCTGGTATGACAGCAAACGGTACTCCAACATCAGATGCTTCTATATCAATTGACTATAGCTTAATTGATTTTGATGATAACTGGGACTTTGCAGAAACTATAAGTGATACGGAACCAAGTTAAACATCAAATATATTATGAAGGAAATACATTATGAAAATAGGTTTTACTTGTAGCACTTTTGATTTGCTACACGCAGGCCATGTTCAAATGTTAAGAGAAGCAAAAGAACAGTGCGATTATTTAATTGTTGGGCTGCAAATGGATCCTTCGCATGATAGAGCTAGTAAAAATCCTCCTATACAAACAATAGTTGAGAGGTATAGTCAATTAAAGGCAGTACGCTATGTTGACGAAATTATTCCTTATTCAACAGAACAAGACCTCGAAGATATTCTTGAATTATATACAATTCATATTAGAATCTTGGGCAACGAATATAGAGATAAAGATTTTACAGGAAAAGATATTTGCCGCAGGCGAGATATTGATTTATTCTTTAATAATAGAGATCACAGATTTAGTAGTTCCGCGCTGAGGAAGTCGTGCGCGATAAATAATACTATATGAACTGGAGTGAAACATAATGAGTGACAAAAGCATTGCGCAAGCGCTAAATATGCGATCACTTGATGAAACTATTATTGAGTGTGAAGAAGAAGCTGTACCTCAAGTTATTGAGATGGTAGATGACATCAAGAATCTTCCTCAAGAGTCTGTATATCAACCGTTAGCCCCTATGGATAAATTAGCTGATGAAAATTTAAAAGATATTGAATTAGCAAAAGCCAATATTGAAAGTATCATTACGCTTGGCGATGACGCGGTCAGGGAAATGACAGCTATCGCAAAACAATCTGAATCCCCTCGCGCATTTGAAGTTGTATCAACATTAATGAAAACATTACTTGACGCAAACAAAGATTATGTTGAAATGTCAACAAAGCGAAGATACGCTAAGGAAGAAGGTACTTCAAATCAAAGTCAAGTAACTAATAATAATTTGATCGTATCCACCTCTGATTTACTTAAAATGATTAAGGGTGAAACAAAAGATGGATAAAGGTTACTTAGGTAACTCGTTTCTCAAAAAGATAGGCGAGCAAATTGAATTTACGCCTGAAATGCTCCAAGAATATATGAAGTGCGCCGAAGATCCTATTTACTTTGCTGAAAACTATATTAAAATTGTACATGTTGATCATGGATTAATACCTATGAATATGTACGGATACCAAAAAGATATCGTCCAAAAGATTACAAAAGAAAGGCGTGTTTCTGTACTAACATCTAGGCAGGCAGGCAAGACTACAACTGCAGTGGCTGTTATATTGCACTACATCCTCTTTAATGAATTTAAAACTGTTGCTGTATTGGCAAACAAGGGTGATGCCGCGCGGGAGGTGCTGGGTCGTATTCAATTGGCGTATGAAGCTTTACCTAAATGGATGCAGCAAGGAATTGAAGAATGGAATAAAGGTAATATTACTTTAGAAAATGGTTGTAAGATATACGCGGGTACAACAACTTCATCTGCAATTCGTGGTAAATCTATTTCCTTTCTATACCTTGACGAAGTTGCGTTTATTGAAGGGTTTGATGAATTCTTTGCTTCGGTATATCCAACAATATCATCAGGTAAAACAACAAAGTTATTAATGACTTCTACTCCGAATGGTCTAAATCATTTTTGGAAAACGTGTAAAGGCGCCAAAGAAGGCACTAATGGTTATGAATATGTTGAAGTTATGTGGTATGATGTACCTGGGCGAGATGAACAATGGAAAGAAGAAACTCTTGAAGCTTTAGATTTTGATATGGAAAAGTTCAACCAAGAGTACTGTTGCCAATTTCTAGGAAGCTCAGGTACTCTTATTAGTGGTGCCAAACTAAAAGAACTTGCTCCATCAAGACCAATCGCTGAAAGCGAACATATTGTACAATACGAGACTGTATTAAAAGACCACTCGTATGTTATGATAGTTGACGTATCGAGAGGTAAAGGTCTTGATTATTCGGCATTTAATGTGATAGACACATCATCGATGCCATATAAACAAGTATGTGTATTTCGCGATAACACCGTTAGTCCAGTTGACTTTGCATCTGTTATATATAGAATAGGGCTGATGTATAATGAGGCAGCAGTATTAGTTGAAATTAATGACATCGGCGAACAAGTTTCCGATATACTCTTAATGGACTACGGCTACGAAAATCTTCTCTTTACTGAAAACGCAGGCAGAGCCGGCAAGCAGGTATCGAATTTTGGCGGGAAGAGGTCAGATCATGGAATAAGAACAACGCGTAGTGTAAAATCAAAAGGTTGTTCAATATTGAAATTATTAATTGAGCAAAATCAGTTAATAATACAAGATTACACTACAATACAGGAGTTATCACGATTTAGTAAAAAAGGTAACAGTTATGAAGCAGAGTCAGGATCTAACGATGATCTTGTAATGACTTTAGTATTGTTTGCTTGGTTATCAGACCAACGATTCTTTAGGGAATTAACAGACATAAATACTTTAGCTCAGTTAAAAGAAAAAACAGAACAACAGCTTGATGACGAATTACTTCCTTTTGGATTTATTGATAATGGAGACCCAATTGCTGATGAAGCAGGTTGGATTGAATTTCCAGAACACGATCGTATGTTTTAAGAAATGTACGATATACTTTTTTTATAAATAAAACTGTGATCAACTATAATTAAAAAAGAATATTTTTTTAGATAATAATATTAAAGGAGAATAATATGGCTTTTTCCGTAAGTCCTTCCGTAATTGTTCGAGAGGTGGACGCATCAGCATCGGTTCCTGCCATCGCAACGCCGCCTGCTGCAATAGCTGGGGTTTTTAGATGGGGTCCTGTAGGTGAGGCAGTTTTGCTTTCTTCAGAAAATGACTTAGTTACTCGTTATGGTACGCCAAATGACGATAATTACGAAACATTTTTTGTGGCGGCTGACTATCTTTCATACTCAAATGCTTTATACGTAGCTCGTATTGACAACGGCGCAGTTACTGCATCAGCGTCGGATAAAAGCAATGCAAATAATGCACTGTGGACGCATGGCGCTTTTGATGGTTTATATCCAGGTGATCTTGGTAATTCCTTAGAAGTTGCTTATGTTAATGGTGATAAGTATCAATCAATCGTGGTTGAAGTAGGAGACATTCCAACAAATAAAATTACTGGTAACACAGACATTACTCATACAATTGCGTTTAATA